CGATGTAAAGTCGTATACGCAGTACGATGACCCCGGCTTCGTCGCCATGATCCCGACCTTCATCCGCGAGGCTGAAGAGCGGATCTGGTATTTCGTCCAGCTTCCATTCTTCCGACGCAACGTCACCGGTGCGTTCGATGCCGGGAGCCAGTACCTACAGCTCCCGGCAGACTTCCTCGCCCCGGCCAGCCTCGCGGTGATCGCGCTGAACGAGTACACGTACCTGCTCAACAAGGACGTGAACTACATGCGCGAGGTCTACCCGAACCCGACGGTCGAGGGGGTTCCCCGCTACTACGCGCTGTTCTCGGCGGACGCGACGAACACGACGATCATCGTCGCGCCGACGCCCGACGCGAACTACGCCGCGGAACTGCACTACTTCTACAAGCCTGCTTCGCTCACCCTCGCTGGCGACGCAGGCACGACGTGGCTCAGCGAGAACGCCTACGACACGCTGTTGTACGGCACGCTCGAGGAAGCAGCGAACTGGATGAAGCGTACGTCTGGCGTCGATGGCATGGCCTCGACCTATGGCGAGCGTTTCCTCATCGGCCTTCAGGGCCTCAAGAACCTCGGCGAAGCGCGCGACCGCAAGGACGTCTACCGCGGCGGCGAAAAGCGCACGGCGGAGCAGTAAATGTTTTCACTCGAAGGCGGCGGCAAGGTTGGCACGCTACAGTCGACGATCACTTCGGGCAGGGGTCTCAACGCCGACGAGATCACTGACATGGCGGTCAACAAGCTGCTGCATGTGGCCGACACGGCCCCGCCCGCCATCCGCGAGCAGGCGATTGCTTTCAAAGACCGTATGCACGTGGTAGTGAAGCACTATGTCGAGCAGGCTCAACGGTCTGAGCGGACAACGATCTACAACGTATTGGCTCAGGCGGGTCAGCAGGACGCCGCGGAACTCGTGAGGAAACTCTGATGGCGATTACTCAGGCTATGTGTTCGTCCTTCAAGCAGGAATTGCTGGTCGCGACGCACAACTTCACCCTCACTACCGGCGACGTGTTCAAGCTGGCGCTGTTCCGCGCCACAGCGTCGATCGTCGGGACGTTCGGCGCGGCGACCACCAACTATTCCGACATGGGTGCCGACGAGGCGAGCGGTACCAACTACTCCGCCGGCGGGTCCGCGCTGACCAACGTGACCCCAACTTCGAGCGGAACGACCGCGTTCTGCGATTTCGCCGATCTGGTGTTCACCAATGTCACCATCACGACCAGCGGCTGCCTGATCTACGATACGACCGTCGGCAACGCCGCGATCGGGGTGTTCAGCTTCGGCGGCGACAAGACCGCGACCGCCGGCGACATGACCATGATCTTCCCCACGGCCGACGCGACGAACGCCATCATTCGCCTGGTCTAAGGCCCACCGCAGCCGGGAGGCTCGCATGAGCACAACCGGTTGGGGGCGCGGCGGCTGGGGGCTAGGCGGCTGGGGCACGGGCACCTTCGAATCGGTCAGCCTGACCAACGTCAGCGCGACTGGAACGCTCGGCACGCTCGGTGTCACTGCGGCGGCCAATATCACGTTGAGCGGCGTCGAGATGACCGGCACGCTCGGTACGCTCGGTGTTAGTATTGGCGTCTATCTAACGGGCGTGACAGCGACAGGTTCTGTCGGTAGTATCCTTGTCTGGCAAGTCGTTCCGCCGGGGCCATCGGGAAACTGGTCTGTCGTACCCGCAGGACCTGGCGGCGGGTGGTCGCAGGTCGGTTCGGGTCCAAGCGGCGGATGGACGCCTGTGGTGACGTAATGAGGGCTCTCAATGGCTAGTACATACTCTCCCGCCCTCCGTCTGGAGCTCATGGCCACCGGCGACCAGTCGGGCACATGGGGCGATACCACCAACACCAACCTCGGCACGTTGCTCGAGCAGGCGATCACCGGGTATCTCAGCGTCGCGCAGGGCGACGTCGCCAACCTCACGCTGACCACCGTCAATGGCGGCACCGACCAGGCGCGCAACGCCGTGGTCAATGTCACCGGCGCACTGACCGCAGCGCGCAACGTCGTCGTCCAGACTGCCAACAAGATGTACGTGATCGTCAACGCCACCACGGGCGGCTTCTCGATCGTCGCCAAGACCGCCGCGGGAACGGGCGTGTCGATCCCGCCCGGCGCTTCGGTGCTGGTCTATTCCGACGGTACGAACGTCGTGCAGGCGGCCAACTACGCCAATGGCCAGATCGGTGGCATGATCTATCTCGACTCCGGTGCGACGGTCGGGCCAGTCATGGACCTGTTCCGCGATTCCACCTCCCCGGCGGCTTCGGACATTCTCGGGCGGGTCATCTTCAACGGCAGGGACAGCGCGGGCAACAAACAGGAATACGCCTCGATTGAGTCGTCCATCCTATCGGCATCGTCTACGACCGAGAGTGGTAAGCTTGAGTTCTACGTAGTCGAGGCGGGCGCGCGGACGCTGTATTTGCAATTCAACGGTCTTACCCAGGTTGTTAATATTGCCAAGCCACTGGGGTCTAAGCTGGACCTTGGTTCCATTGGTCAAATCCAGTTCCCTGCCACTCAGAACCCCTCCTCCGACGCCAATACGCTGGATGACTATGAGGAGGGGATTTCGGTGCCGACTGTTGCCCTGACTACGCCCGGCACATCATCCATCGCCTACACCACTCAGACGTGCTCGTACACCAAGATTGGGAACGTGGTAACGTTCGTGCTGACGCTCAACTTCACTCCGACAATAGGCACGGGCTCAGGCAATTTGATTATCGCGACAAACCTGCCGGCAAACCCCGGAACCATAACCCCTCTGTCCGTTGCTGCCATGAACAGCAGTTGGTCCTGGCCCGCAAGCCGCACAATGGTCTGCGCCACCATTGGCACCACGGGCAGTATTTCGATCGAGGGCGACGGTTCTGGCGCGTCAGCTGCTACATTCGGTGCCACCAACCTCACGGGCGGCGTAGGACACGTCATCCGCATTTCCGGAAGCTATGTGGGGTAAGGATGGCCACTATTTCCGACATTCAAAGCATGATCGACGCCATGCCTAAGGACGGGGGCTACCTCCGCGTGCCGTTCGGCAAATACACTGGTGATGGCAGCATTGAGTTGACCAAGTTCACCGCATCAAACGCTCCTTGCGGCGGCGGGCGTACCGTCATCGACATGGAGGGCGTCTGGTTCACCGGCAATGGCTATATCAACATCGATAGCTCCAAGCGCATCACGCTCCGCGGACTTCGCGCGCAAAACTTTGAACTGATGCTGAAAGGGTGCTGGTGGAGCCGGTTCGATGACGTGGAAGTCGAGTCCACCATCTACACGGGTGGCGGCACGGTGTTCAGCGCATCTTACTGGAACAAGTTTTGCGGCGGCATGGCCCAACGCATTGTGTTCCATGAGAACATGACCGAGCCAGCCAACGCTCAATGGTTCTATGGCTACACGATCCGATCCAGAGGCGATCAGGGCTACGCGATGGATCGAGGCTATAGCATCGATTTTCAGGCCAATCAGGACGTACAGGGATTGCGGTTCTACGGTGGCGACATAAGCTACGCCACTAACGCCAACTGGAGAATCACGTCGAATAACACCACGGGCTTTATCGATTGCATCGGGGACGGTGTCTATTTCGACGGCTTCAATCCGACCGAGATGAATGTGTCTGGACCGCCGATGCGCCGCATCCTTTGGCCCAACAACTACCATTAACGGGTCCGTAAGTGGCAGAGCCTCTTAAACTCACCTTCAAACCCGGCATCAACCGCGACACCACCGACTACGGCAACACCGGCGGCTGGTACGACATCAATCTCGCGCGCTGGGTGAGCGGCACGCCGCAGTCCATGGGCGGCTGGCAGAAGTTCACCGCGCAGCAGGCGCAGGGGACGTTCCGCAGCCTGTTCCCGTGGAGCACGCTCAGCGGAACGCGATTCTACGGCGCTGGTACCAACCTCAAATACTATCTCGTCTACGGCAACAGTCTCGTCGATATCACGCCGATCCGCTCGACGGTGACGATCAATAACAATCCGTTCGCCATCACCGACGGCAGTTCAACCGCCGTGGTGACCGACACGGCGCATGGCGCAGTGCTCGGCGACTTCGTTACCTACTCCGGCGCGACGACGATCGGCGCGAGCAATGTCACCGCGGCGGTGCTCAACCAAGAGTACCAGATTACCAAGATCGTTGACGCCAACACATATTGGATCACGCTGACGGTGACATCCGACACAACCAGCGCCGGAGGCGGTGGCGCCGCGGTTGTCGCCGCCTATCAGATCAATGTCGGGCTCGATACCAGCGCGCTTGGCGACGGCTGGGGCACCGGGCCATGGGGCGGCGGGACGTGGGGTGAGGGCTCGGGCACGTTCACCGAGACCGACCAGCTGCGCCTGTGGACCGAGGACAATTTCGGCGAGGATCTGCTGTTCAACCCGCGCAATGGCGGCGTCTATTACAAGGACATGAGCGGCAGCGTGCAGACACGCGCGGTGAACATCACCAGCCTGTCCGGCGCGAGCAACCCGCCGACCATCGCCCGTCAGGTGCTTGTCTCCGACAACGACCGGCATACGCTGGTCTTTGCCACCAACACCATTGGCACTACCACTCAGGACCCGTTGTTGATTCGCTGGAGCGACACTGAGAGCCTGATTCAATGGACGCCCGATACGACCAATACGGCGGGCAGCATGACGATCAACGCTGGCAGCCAGTTTCTGAAAGCCGTCGAGACGACAACCGAGACGCTGGTGTTCACCGACATCACGCTCCATTC